CAGTTATTGTTGTTGCATTAATTATACAATTACCCAGTGTATTTAGAGCAATGGTTAACCGTCCAGCCTTGGCAGGACTACTTATAGCAAGCAAAGTCCCGGAAGCCGGTATGGTGGCAATGTTCATTACTATAACAAAGCCATTAAGGTCAGCAGTATCTCCACTACCTGGAACGACACCGCCGGTCCAGGTTGCCCCTGCAGACCAGTTACCAGCCCTTGCTGCGGTTATTGTAGCCATTATAATACCTTATAAGTTGCGTTAATTGATTCAAGTTAGTAGATAGGGAAGACCTGCGGTTAGTCGGTGATGACGGCCAGGATGTCTTCTTCCCGCATCATCAGGTGTTCTTCGCCGTCCATCTTGATTTCGGTGCCGGCATACTTGCCGAAGAGCACCCGGTCGCCTTCTTTCAGCTGAAGGGCTATGCGGACGCCGGCATCGCTCATTTTGCCGGGGCCGACGGCGATGACTTTTCCCTCAATGGACTTTTCCTTGGCGGTGTCGGGGATCAGGATGCCGCCTTTGGTGACCTGCACTTCTTCGATCCGTTTGACCAGAACCCGGCCATTCAAGGGTTTGACCTTCATATACAACCTCCTCGCAGTAAATTAAGGGTATCAGCTGCTGTTAGCACTCATTCCGGATGAGTGCTAATTACTTCAACAGATGCATCAGCTATAGTATCACCTAAACCTTTGCCATATTAGACGTAAGAATAGCAGCAAAGGCTTTATATTCTTCTTTAGCCTGAGTAAGTTGTGTTTCAATCGAGGTAAGCTCTTTTCTTAACGTTTTTATAACTTGCTCAAGATTACTTTGCTCTGCAATCAAAGTGGACTTTGTTGATTCTATACTTTTATTAAGACTATCCCATTCTGCCTTTGCATTCGCCATAGTAATGTTATGCGTAGTGTCAAAGTCATCCTTGATTTTTTGTAATCTTGTACTAGCCTCTTCTTGCTGTGTCTTGATTTGCAAAGTTACAGTTTCAATTTGGTGTGTAGTCTCTTCCAAGATTAAATTTTTCTCGCTATACTCTCCAGCCAAATATTGAAGTTGTTGTTCAGCCTTAGTCACCATCTGAAATATTTTTTCTGCGTATTCAAAAGCTCGAAGTAAGTTAGCTGCAGAAGCTGCATTACTCACAAGTACATTCCAATCAAATTCTGCCATAATCTCACCCCATGTTATCTAATTGAGCCTTACGCTCGAGATTTTTTCTTTCTTGATGCCCAAAATCGATATCGTATACTTTAATACCCTGACCTTTATCGTGAGGAAGGGAGGCAGAAGCAAGATGTCGTTTGACTCGAGCGTCGTGGACCTCAGCCTGAGCCATTTTCTGTTTCCAGTCGGGTAATCTGTGAGTTGCCCGCTCGTCAAATATCGAATAAACGATACTTGGCGCAGAGATCATCTTGACTCCCACCCCAAGACACTTAGGACATTGAGAGGTTGGAACCTCCCGTGTGGAAAGTTCCAACCACTCAAATGTTTGCTCGCAAGAACTACAGCGATATTCAAAGATTGGCACAGTTGTTACTCCTATGCTACTATTGCACCCACAACTAGAGGCTCGTATTCAATGAATACCGTTATTGCACCAGTAGCAGGAGGACCAGCGGAGAAGATTGTCTGGATTACACCTGTGCTGAGTACAATGCCTTGACCGGCGGATACCAACAACTGACCACCAGCCAAGATACCAGGATCAGTAGTTTTAACCGGTCCAGTAAGTTTTACACCATCAAGCATGAAGAAGGATTGTACTGCGGCAAGAGCAGTTTCTGTAGCGCCAGATAAATTTGTTGCACCACCACCAGTCGGTGTAAACGAAAACTGGAGTGTATTAATACCAGCAGGAAGAGCAGTTGTTACCAAGACACCCATAGCCAGGACACGAATAGGACCACCAGACACAGTAAATTGCGTAGTGGTACCAGTAATCGCCGCTGCGGCAAGGTTTTTACCTAGACGACAGATGCCTTTCGTTCCCAATGCAGCAATGAGCACATCTCTGGCAATACCCTCGGTTACCAACTGTTTAGCATACGCCATGAGCGATTCAACATTTGACACGGCACCAGCAGCCGCTGCGTCGGTTTTAATACCTATCACATCACGCATGGTGGTATTGCCAGCAGCGTCAGCAACTGGTACATCAAAGTAGCCATCAACTACCGCTACCGCAGCAGCAAGATCACCAATGTCATCTGCAGCTAAGGCAGTCGTTGAACCACCAGAGAAGGAATACCCACCCTTACCGTCGTAACCAAAAGCATACCAAGTACAAGCAAGACCGCCAGTATTAACAACGTTTTTGGTTAAGGCCACATTATCATTGTAGAAATAGCCAGTAACCAGTACGTCGGTGCTAGCTGTGGTCACCATCTCAACGATACCAGTGGAGATTTCTCCGTAGACATCAACAACTATCCTTGCACCTGCCACTTCAACCAAACGTACTACGTTGACACAAGCGTTGCCGGCGATAAAACCAAGATGCTTGATCTTGACAAATAACCGGCTAACCGTTGTAGCCAAAACAGCCCTTGCCGCTTCAACAGTGGCTGACGCATCCTGCCATTCGATATCGAGATGACAGTCGGATCCAGTAACATCAAAAGGTTTAGTAAGACCATCAATTCCACTTATACCGACGATATTCTCAATGGTAACGCTTGCAGCTGAGATAACAACCGAAGCGGCAACATCAGTGGAGAAAGTTATCTTTGGTCTATCGGCTCCAGAACCAAGGCCAATAATACTAACCCCTGCCATATCAGCAGTGATATCACTTGCAGCAATAACTGTCTCAGTATGACCAGCTTTCACAACAATGATATCACCATGGCTGGCAGCACACTTACCAATAGCAAAGTCAATAGTAGCAAATGGCCAGTTGTAGGTCCCATCGTAACCATTGGAGCCAGCCTGACCCTCAGGAGTCTTCCCCACCCAAAAAATGTTGCCACTATGAGTGCTAAGGATAGGCTGATTCCGCACGGTCAACCCATATCGGAACCCATTTGGGTAATTACTCATCGACATATCTTATATCCTCCTTATGCCCCTGCATTGCCATAAAGGCCAATGGGGTTATTTACCTCAGTGGAAATACGAAACCGAGTCTTGAATTTTGCATCTCCGGTGTCAAAGTCACCTTCCTTACCAAACTGAACACCCACCCGCTCGAAGTGCGTAAGACCCGTTGCCATCCGAGCATTATCACCGATGAGAAACCACGCAGTAGCTGAGGTGAGATAGGGCCAAACGACCAAACGTAGACTCGGACGAGCACGTTTTACTGCATTGATGGTGTTGTTGGCGTTCTCAGGTTGACCCACAGTCTCGAGTAACTCGAGAGCTTTGTACTCAAGAGCGGGTGGAACCAAGATGGTCATGGGAGACTGCATCATTTTCTTGCCACGATGATCGGTTTGAGACTCAAAGGCAAGAATTGCGTTCTGCAACGTGGAGTATGCCAACGCACTGGCAGTTGCCACATTACTCCAGGTGCCACCACCAAGCTTGGTGTGAACGGTGGAGAAGATAGCCAAGGCATCGCCGGCGGTGTGATAGGTGGTTACAAAACCAGTGTTAAAGATTTCAGCTACGGCCACATGACGTGTCTCACGAGCACTTACACCAAGTTCCCGTGCGCCATCTTTCATGATATTATACAGGTCATCCTCGATGGCTTCCTCGGTGATACGCATACCAAGAGCGTAAGTGTCATGAATCCAAGTCTTAGTCGGACCCATCAACCGAGCATCATAAATCACAGGATCACCTTCACCCTTTTTGGGCACCATAGCCAAGCCGGAGATATATGCACACTCCTCTTTGGCTTTGTCACTCCGTTCAACCTTGACCAACTCTCTCCAAACCTCAGGGTAGCGTTTGTATTCCTCAGTCATAAGGGCAAACAGACCAGGGACATATGCAGTACTAAACCGTGAACGTGTTTCCAGAGACATAGTTTAACTCCTTATGCCAAGCCAAGCGTGTTATCGCCAAACTGATAGTTGTTGATACGAACAACCCATTTACACCACGAGGCACCAGCAGTGGCAGTGACTGCATTGTAACTGTTGCCACCTGTGTCATAGTACTCTAACCAAGGCCGAATGATACGCACAGCTAAAGTAGCCGTTACTGCCATTGTGTTGGAGTCGATTTCACAACCGGAGATACCAGTAGTAGTATCGCCCGTATGGGTGAAAATGAAATCACAATTAGAGAAGCACATTGCAGCAGAAAGAGGAGTAGTCACCCCATCCTCTTGCATAACAAAGTAAAGGTTCGGGTCCATAGTAACGAGAGCGAAATAATTGTACGTAGCACCCGGAGACGCTGCCATGTATTGCACAGGCAACAGACGTTCGAGGGACAGACTCTTAGGTGTCCCTTGACGATAGAGACCCAGAATGGTACCCATGCACAAAATGGCACCAGTTACAGGTGCAATCTCAATAGTTCCAGCAGTTACGCCAGTTACAGGATCATAAGTGTAAAGAGCCGTGCCATAATTGTTAGTAATGGGCAAAAGCATCGCAGTTTTGCGAGCTTCAGTCATAAACAGAGGCTTGAGCCCCCAAGGAGTATCCGTATTTGCCATGATCTATCCTCCAAGTTCCTTTCTGGTTGATTAATTGATTAAATTCCAATCAGTTTATACCGATTTTATTCCAACCTCCCCAGCCTCTTCATATGCTACCACGTCAAGTTTTCCACTATCCTCTTGGGGTCGACCATGGGCCTCATTATATTTCATATGAGTCACCTGATAGCCATCACCCTGCTTACCAGCAGCAAGACTATCGACTATCTCCCCATGAAGAAACACCGGCCTCGTCCGCAGGCGATCATCAATGTCCTTTGGTCGAAAGACTAACACCATACCTTGACGTTCCACCGCTCCGTGGTCTCTGAAATCTCTTTCAGTCACCTTTCCAGTAATACACGAGGAACTACGATTGACAATCTTAAAGTAACCCACTTCCATAGCCCTGTGTCTCTGGATATCGTCCTTGAGGTCTATCCAAGCGAATGCATAATTCACTGCATCACACCACTTGGGCACCGCAAAAGGGTCGACGTAAGGTTCCTCAAGAGTAATATCCGATAGACTCGGAAAACCTTCCTCTTGAGATTCCACCATGCGACTGATTAACTCTTTGTCACTTGGCTTAGAGAGAACTTTGTCAAGAATTTCTTTTTCTTTGGTTGCCATTATGACCTCCGTACGAACTTGGCATAGGTTTCAGGTTTAACTCCAAACTTCTTGGCCGCTGCCAGTTGATCTGTGGTTAGACCTTTAGTCTTACCCAACTGATCGAAGGTCCGAGTCTTGTCCATGACTCTCGTTGACGGTTTAACTTCGGCCTTGGTAGATTTTTCATCTACCTTTGGTTTGGTTTTTACTTGTTCGCTTAATCTCATTATAGCATAAGCCGCAAGTTTGCCCACGGGATGGTCCTTGAGTCCTAAATTCTCAGCGTACTCGGTGAGAGACCCACTTACCTTGGGGTTTGCAGCAAGATAACCATCTTCATCATCGTGGAGTATCTTACCAGCGATGCCAGAAAGGTTACTACTCCACTGTTTATAGTTCATGTCCTTGACAGTATCATCCTTAATGGCTGTCGCTTTCTGCTCGGCGAGATACTCTATGACGTTTGCCAACACCTCTGGATCGTCTTTGTGTTCCTTGAGGATACCAACTATTTGTTGACGAGTCAGTTTCTCATCGGTTGGTTTGGCCTCTACCGTTGGTTCCTTGCGTGAACTAAGTTTAAGTATTTCTCCCTTGAGTTCCTGAACTTCCCTGTTAAGTCGTTTTGTTTCAGTTTCTTCTACGTCTATTTGTTTCTTGCCTTCGACTTCGATTTCAGGTTCAAGTTCTTCTTTGGTCTCCTCAATTACTTCACTCTCCGTCTCTATGTCATCAACAGAGAATATCTGAGGAGTATAAATGCTGTCCTTCTCGCTTACTGTAATTTCTGGCATTTCACTTGCCATGTTTGTCTCCCATGAAGATTTTCTTAAGCAACGTTATAAATCGCTTACCATAACTATTGTCAACCATCGTGACTTCGTCAGGTGTGCCAGCGACTTGCCGTTCGTAGAAGTACGTTACGTTTCGGAGTTTGTCGATACCACTTTTCAACTCCACAAATTTAATAAACGACTCAGGTTTCGAGGGGTCCAACTGGAAAAGTTCCATAAATGCCTGGACCATCTCACCTTCAACCACGTCCACATACTCACTCCACCCAGGATGCTTAAACAGCTCCTTGAGATTATCCACCAGTGCCTCCTTGTGGTTGCCCACCTTGTGCTTCATCAGACACTTGGGTCGCTTGTCCTGACATCTTACCCATTTGTTCGATGAATGTTTTAGCGTTCTCAGGCGTAAATCCCTGTTGTGCCGCTTGACGTGCAAGTGGCTCCGGGATGCCCATGGCCGTCATACCCTTAACATTGTTCTCTATGGTCATCCATTGAGTGACCAGTTTGTTAAGTTCGGGATTAATGTAGTCTTGTAGGTCTTTCTCATAACTAAGTAGAATGTCGTCAACGAGAGTCATGGGATTTAACATAGTTATAAAAGGTTGCATAGTCATGACAAACGATTCAGTCTCTTGCCGGTCTACAAAGCGGTTACTCGTCAAATCACTACCCACAAGCTCAAAGATATATTCCTCGGTGTTAGAATATTGTACGATGGGCGCACCAACAATCTTAATATGCTCTTCAATTGACATATTACTTACACAAAGATCATGTATGTTCTTGAACAGTTCTAAGAATTCAAGATGCGTAAGTCCACCACGATACTCAAATTTTATCTTACCTTCTTGGAGTATTGCCAACGTCCCCGTGGCCGTCGAACCTTTCTTGCCCACCTGTGCCGACTCTCGTCCTTGCATGAAGTCAGTCACGTTAAGGGTGCGTTCGAAGAAGGAAATATATTGGAGGATCAAAGGTATGAATTGAGTAGGTTGAAAGGCTGTGAGGTTAGGAAAGTTTATAGCATCGGGGTTGTCGACCTCGATCATGTTACCAGGGAAGATGGCAATCTTATTTTGTCTAAGCCCTGATATTCCCCGTTTTATAAATCCCCATGGTGTCATAGTAATATCAGCAGAGTTGATACACCGATTCCACATGGCATCGACGCCGAGTTGAATACCCGCAATCAGTGTGTATAAAGGATAACCCCAGGATATGCCTCGCCGCTTAAGGAATCTCATTCGACGCAACGGCTTTATGTTTTCGTCTATGACTTCGATTTGCTCACGGACTCGGAATATCTCAAACGAGTTGACCTCAACTAAAACGATAAGATTCTCATCCTGCTGATCGTCACCAAAGAGGTCATACTTGACATATGCTTCATAGAACTCAATGGGTCGTTGGTTGTCTTGCAGAGCGTGGAGGTAATCTTGTACGCCTTCGGTTGTTTGTTGTGTGGTCTTAAGTGTAGTACTTGCAGCGTACTTGTCGAGGTCCTCAGGAACCATCCACCCATCCTCGGTGGCACTACGACGTTTGATGTCCCCGGTGGTAATGTTACCCACATACCTTATAACATTCGCTCGTTCCCAGTCCTCGTCGTTAAGGTTGTCCTCATGCCAAACGAACTCAACGGGAACTAACTCAACACATGGGCCGTTCATGGTAATATCTTGTATTTGTCGAGACCAACCATTCCGAGCATTGGGGTCTTGGACGTTGCGACGTACACGTTTTGTATTGGTCTCCCATGATAGCATAGGATATATGGTACCGTCAATGAGTTCCTCGTGGATAAGTTGAGGTACAAGCGAGGCCACCTTAACCTTATGTTCAAGAATGAAATTATCAAACTTTGTAATCTGCTCGGCTTCTTGTTTGGTGGACGTACCAAGATGATTCTTAGCTTTGATGTAAGGCTGCCGACCGATTACTGCTGCCACGAGCCTGGGTTCTACTTCGTCCACGCCCATAGTGGTAAGTGGTGCTATCATATTACTCGCATTGAGCCAAGGAAAATTTGTGGGCTCGGTTTCTTGATAGTACGCTCGGCGAGAATCCTTAACCAGCCCGAGTATCTTTGCCCGAGTTGCACTACTATCAAAAGCCTCAAAGAGCGAGCGCACGTAACTCGAGAGCTTCTCAAGTTTGTCTTGCATCATAGACAAGTCAAGTTGCTCTTGCATGGGATCAGGTTGATCCATCATGGGAGACTCGTTCCCATATATGTTTCCTGCTGGTGACTGAAGGTCTGGCATCTATTTAAGTTCCTTCCCATACACTCGACCATCGGGTGTCTGAGTGTCCTTGGTTTTAACTTCTCCAGCGATGCTTGGACCACCACCCTTGGGGAAGCAGATGTGAATATACCGTCCGCCTTTGAGTGTCTTGGTTCGTACTCGACCACCGTTGCTTACACACTTATCGAAGTCGGCTGGCATAAGAGTTACTCCGTTATGTCCTCAAGAGCCTCAAGAGCATCCTGAAGTCCATGATACGCATCCTCGATGCAACCCACATTGTGCCGTTCCTCGTTGGTGGCAACGAGTAGTGTGTCTACTGTCGGCGCAAGAATATTCATATGACCACGAAGTTGTTGCTTTATGATGTCTACAGTTCGCTTGCTTGGTATGGGAATCTTAGACATCAACGTATCTACTCTTCCTGGCAAGTAACAGACTCTTCTAGAAGATTATACTTCATTGCTTCCAATACACCAATCCACCAAAATGTGCTTCTATAACTAGAAGAGAATCTAATATATCGTTCTTCCCCCTTCACCTTAGCTAGAATTAAAACCTCTTCAAACTCGTCCATTCGTTCTTGTATACGATCAACAGGCCATCGAGCTTTTTTTGCACGTTCGAAGTTAAGATCAAGAATCTTCAAGGGTTTAGACATTCGCATACCTCGAGTTAGCCTTCCTCTGACTCCAGGTGTTCAAGTACACCACATTGTCCTCGTCCTCGTCAATAGGAAACCCCATGGGAGCATAAGCCTCTACCTCTTCATCCCGTATTCGACTTGCTGCATCTAACATATCATCGTGCGAGGCATAGGGGAATAATAGATATTCTTCCTCGACGAATTCTTTGATAAGGTCTCGGCCGTCTGTCTCGGAGGGAAGACTTTCAGGCAGATAGACCTTACCACCTTCGAACAACGGGATGAGCTTCCTAATACGGTCGGTTTTCTTTAGCTTACCTCCCATGGGGTCAATAGAGAAGTAGATTCCATCATCACGTTTCTTGGAGTCGAAGTGTTGAATGTCAGCTTGCATACCATACTGCTCATAGTAGACCTTACTAGTATGTGGATGTTTGCGCATCATACGCACAAGTGAATTCCAACGTTCGTAGAGGTTGAGTCGTTCACGGACCATGTCGATAAGAAAGTAGTTGCCCATGGGATCTAGACCCCACAACCACATCACCGTGTAGTCACTACCTGAACCTATGGACTTTTTGGCGTTGGCGGGGTCGACGAATAAGTAATAATTCATTGCGTCTTTGGGTAGCATGCGGTAATACTGTAACCAACACCGTTTGAACTCCTGAGCCTCCTCGGCCACAGGATCAAGGAGCATCTGACAGTTATAAATGTACGTGCTGCCATCACAGATGATCTTCTTGAAAGTGTCAAGTTCTTCTTGTGTAAGAAATACCGCCACACCGTTCTTGACGCCTATTCGCTCACGTAACGTCCACGCTCCGGTATGTTTCATCTTTTCATACTGGTCGGCAAAGTGATACCGAGTTCCTATCACACGAGCCGTACCTCCCCTGGCCCCAAGGAATTGAGATAATTTAAAAGCCTCGTCAGTTTTTTTAATCTGTTCAGGTGTAGTAACACTATCCTTGGTAACAACATCATCATAGACCCTGATGGTATAATGGCGTGAGGTCGGCATGCCGTCCACGAGACCCCATGCCTCGATGGAACTCTCAAGGTATACACCTTTGCGTCGTATGATGATGCCATCGTCTAGACTCCATTTAGGAGATTGACCACGGGGATCGGAGTAGAGTACGTCGGGGAACAGCAATTTGAGCAACTCGTTACTCTCAAAGGTCAACTTGATACGATGCAAAAACGCCTTGGCGATACCTCGAGTGTGGGAGAATATCGCTATACGCTCTTCGGGGTTTCTAAGTAGTTCCTGGATAGTAAGACCGTAGGTGAGTAGTGTAGACTTAAAATGCTCCCTAGACCACAGGTCTAACGTCCTGTCATGGGACTCTTCGACCTCACGCACCCGGTCCACGATCCAAGGATGGTTGACACTCTTGACTCCAAGGACAAAGTAGAGCAAAAAGAACAAATCCTCTCGACATAACTCCCTCAGCTTTACCACTAACGGACCCACTTGGTTGTACGCACCCCACGTGCGAAACTGTTCACACAAACCAGAATAGTCACGCTGGTAGTTGGTACCGGGCATGGGAGTAAAGTCAAATTGCAAAACGGTTATCCTTATAGTTTACTTAGGGCCATTATTGTTTGGGAGACCAGCAGTGCCCCCAAGACATTGTTACTGTTCTATGGCTACAGGAAACATGGCCAGGATGCCCAGGGCAGAGATGTTGACGTCCATCTTAACTGCCTGTCGCTTGTCGAGTCGCTCGACGATGCGAGACCACCTATCCAAGTCTAGTGCTCCGGCTTCCTCAAGCACCCGTTCCACGGGCATGGCGTCATATAATGCGTGACAGACCTTCTCACGACGTGACTCAAGCGTGACAAGCTCTTGCTTTACCACCGTCGGCATAACCCTGCCGTTCTCACTAAGACCTGCCATGAGTTCCTTCTCTGTGACTACTATGAGTTCTTGTGTCATGGGTG